TGTTATTGTATTTAATAATTAATTCATCGGCTTCTTCTTTACTTACCCCTAATGAAATAGCTAATTTATTTTTACCCATTCCATACATTAAACCTAATCCAATTGTTTTAGCCTGAGTTCTTTCAATCCCTACCAAGTCAGCGATAGTTTGATGAAAGTCTGCATTAGCATTCTGATAAGCTTCTACTAATTCATTAGCACCTGAATAACCATTTTCTCCAATGGAAGCTGCATAATGAACCGTCATCCGTGGTTCTTGTTGTGAATAATCAAAGCTCCCCCATTTATATCCTTCCTCGGGTAGAAAAAGACTTCTTATTTTAGGACCAAAGTCTTTATTTCTAGCTGGTACTTGTTGTAAATTGGGGTTAGTCATACTTAATCTACCGGATACAGTTCCTCCCAAATCGGATCTAAGCTGTTGGATCTCTCCATGAATTCTCCCTTTGATTTGATACTTCATTATGGAAGATAAGAAAGTTCCATGAAATTTATTTATCTCTCGGGCTTGAACAATTAATTTCGCTAGTTTATGGTTATTATTTATTAACCAATTTTGAGTAAAGGAAGGCTCTTTTGTTTTTTCAGTTCGTGGATATGGTAACTTTAGTTTGTCAAAAGCTTTGGCAATCTGGCGTGCTGCCCAAATGTCTACTTCTATTCCTGCTTCTTTTTTTATGTCCAACAGTAATTCTTTTTCTTGGCTCTTCATTTCTATTTGTAGTTTTTCAGCTGCTTCCACTTCTACTCTAACACCTCTCTGACGCATTTTTATTAATGTGGGAATTAATTGTTGTTCCATGTTCCATACAGTTGTTAAACTTTGTGTAGATATTTCTTGTTTAAATCTTTGCCACAAATTAAGCGTGAGTCGTGCATCTTGTTCAGCATAATAACCAACATGTTCTGCAGGTAATTTCCACATTTCTGCTTTAGCATCTATTCCATGAGCTGCCGCTGCCTCTTTTAAATCTGTTTCTGCTTTTATTTCTCCTAGATAATCAATTGACAATGCATTTAAAGAATAAGAAAATCTAATTCTCATCTACTAACGCTGCAGCAATCATCGTATCAATTATTTCACCTTTAACTTCTATACCTGATGCTTGTAACCAACCAACATCGTATTGAGCATTATGAAATATTTTAGGACACGGTAAAGCACATATTTTTTTCATATAAGTTTTTACTTGTGCAGGAATCATATTACCTCCTCCTAAATGACCAAAGGGAAAGTAACCCTGCCATCCATCCACAGCTACAGCAAACCCAACTATTTCTCCTTTTCCTAAAGCCCAACCAGCTCCAAGCCCATTACTAATACCTTCATCTCTAGTTTCTAAATCAATTGCTATTTCTGTTGCAGAAGATAAATCTTTATACTCACTGGGAGTATTCCACATAGATTTTTTAAATTCTAATGTTAACTGTAATCCTGTCATTCAACTACCTTTCCTAAGTGTCTTATTACTGTCCACGGGCTTAGACTGTAATCTTTTGTGCAACTTAGTAATAAATTGCTCGACAGCACAATCACCACAATAATAAATTTTATTTTCAAGAATGACTGCATTTTTTTCACATTTATTACATTTTATTTTTTTTATCATCTTCTATAGCTTTAATTTCTAATTCACAATAATGAATTATTTTTTGTAAATCTTTTATCTTATCTTTATTTAAATAGCGACAAACATACTTCACAACACATCCTTGAAAAAAAGATAATTTATTTTTGGTAATAAATTCAAAAGGCTGAATACGAAAGTTTTTATAATGAGTTCCTCCAATTTGTTTGTCTTGAGGAAATGCTTTATCAAACATATCTTTATCTGTCATTTTTTCTCCTGAATGTAAATTAAATAATCAGATCCAATTGGATAATTAAACTTATAGTCAGATCTTAATAAATGTAAAGTTTTTTTAGCTCTAGTAGCCCCTGTATACCAAACTTTTTTTTCATCACTTTTTTCTTTCTTATTTTTATTCTCAAAGTCTGAAGGGTAGTTTCCTTTACTATACAGAACTACATGATTAGCTTCCCCACCTTTAACTGAATGAATAGTATCTATTGTAATTAAAGGATCTTTATCTAATTCTTTTTGGCCATATCTTCTTAGTAATCGTATAAAATGCCGTACTTGTTTAGGCTTAAAATTTCTTCTTAATATCCAATACCACGGTTTACTTTTGTCTTTTAATGGTAGATCTAATCCTGCCCATTCTACTAAGGATTCAAAATCATATTCTTTAAAATCAGGTTCAGAGCTCCAAAATTTATCACTTCTATATTTAGGATCTTTAAGTTCCCTAATGTATTTGTACATATTTTTACTTTGTTTTTTATCTATCTTTTTATTTTTAGTAAGAGCCGTCCAAGACTTAATGGCTTCCCATTGTTTTATATCGAAACATTTTGTGTCCTTGTTATCTTTATAATAAAGACCCGCATCTTTAGCCAACATTCTTAATTCATTTACTGTTTCATTAATTCGACCTAAAATGTACCAATCTTCTTTTAAAGATTCAAAAGGAATTTCTCTAAAAGATAAATAACTTTTAACATATCCTTTCATCTTACCAGGTTGATATTCTTTTTCCTCACTATCACTTATCCCTCTTCTAATTACTTGAGAAAATTTATAAATAGCTTCTCCAAATCTTTGAGTTCTTCTTAATTTAACTTTACGACCTGGAAAAAATGTAGTGAAATATTTTGAGTCTGCTCCATTCCATTTGTAAATTCCTTGATCATCATCTCCTGCTAAATAAATTCTATTAACTTTATCAGCCATCTTATAAATAACAGACCATTGTAACGGAGTACAATCTTGTGCTTCATCTAAAATTAAAACTTTTAATTTAGGAAAATCTAAGGTAATTGCTTTTTCAATCATATCATCAAAATCAATAAAAGCTTTTTCTCCCCCATGTTTTTTATAATGTTCATAAGTAGCAATTTTTCTTTTAAAAATAGTAAGAGAATCTTTTTTATAACTCTCTCTTTTATAAGCTTCTTCTGGAGTAATAAGTAAATTTCTAGCTTTACTATAAATAGCTAAAGACCAATCTTTATAAGTAAAATTATCATCAGTTAATCGTTGATCACTTGTTTTAATTATTTTAGTTTGTAACGCAAAGTCTATTGCACAATGTTTAGGATCAAATACATCTTCCGAAAAATATCTCCTACAATAAGTATGAAGAGTTTTAAATCTCATAAAATCTTCTGTAGTATAATGAGGAAAAGATTCGATAGCTCTTTTTATTGCAGTATTAACAGCTTTATTGGTAAAAGATAAATATGCAATATCTTGAGGTTTAGTTCCTTTTCTTAAATAATTTTTTAATACTTTTTCAATTAAAGTATAAGTTTTACCTGTACCTGGCGGACCAAATATTTTTATTGTCTTGTGGTAAAGCTCTTTTAATTTATTCAGTTCTGAATTTTCCTGTGTGGAAGTCATCATCCATTTCCGATACTGTTTTAGTATTTGGTTTAGTAGTATTGTTTATTTTTTTATGATCCACAAAAGTAGGCATTTTTACTGACCATACATTTTTAACTCCTTCATGATAGTCTAATCTTTGGCAGCTTAAGAGATTAAGAGCTTCTGTAGCACTTTTAAATGTTTTGTTATTACCTAAAAATTTTTCAAAAGTTATTTTTTTAAAATAACAAGTATTAGTTTTAGAATCTAATATAACATAATTGTCCTGTAGTTTTTCAAAATCATCTTCTTCAATATGACTTTCAAAAAACTTCTTAAGAAAATTATATTTTTCTTCTCCCAATGTATCTTCAAATTTCATTTTTTCATTTTCTACTGCCTTTCTTACTAAGGTAGCCATAAGCATTTCAAATGGAGAAGCTCCTGTTTTAGGTCGAGGTAAGGTCATCCAATAAATACCATATCTTAATAATTTTACTCTAAAAGATTTTTCATCTTTCATATCTTCAGGATTAATAATAATTTTTTCATTTTGAAATTTAAAAGTATATTCAATTGATTTGGTACTTCTAATAAATTCTACTTCTTCAAACTCATCTATTAAATCAGGGACCTGTGAACCAATTCCTAGTTTTCTTAGCTTACATAAATCTTTATTACAAATAGGAGTAATAGCTCCTAATTTTGGAGGACATTTGTAAGTGTAATCTTTTTTACTTACAGATTTAACTACAGAATTTTCTACTTCTCTTGGATCCATTGGAGTAACAAAAATTTCTTGATTTCTTTTTTGAAGTATTCTAGAGATATCTTCTTTACTTAAATTACCATCGGCTTTTTTCATTTCTAAAACGCCAACATTAAATAATAAATCAC